CGATAATTTCTATCTTTTGCATCTTGATACGTTGAGAGAGCTTGGTTAAACCTAACACCAACAGGCCAACCCCCCTCAAACATTTCTTCTTTTGCAGCAAACTGCAAACCCTCTCTAGCGATAAAGGAATCTGTCTTGATAAGGTAATAAAGTAACTTTGGAAGATAAGATTCCCACGATTCTATTATATCTGAGGTTGAGAATAAACCGTCAGGGAATACAAGTTTCAAAGCGGCTTCTAAACCAACTACACTACCTTTTGTTTTATATAACATCACGGCATTACGTAGTTGATTACGCCATTTATCAAAATCACCTGTAAGAAACCTCCACCCAATATTATTAGCTAACAGCTCTAAAAACTTTTCAGGACATTCATCTATACTTAGTAAATCCCCTATCTCTTCTAGAATTAAGTTTATGTCTGCAATACCAAGACTGACAGCCTTTAAAAATCTCTGAAATGGACCAGCATCCCTTAACTGCGAAGGAAATTCAGCGGAACCATCAGTAAGCAGAGCATTTAAAGAAGCTTTATAAAAACTACTATCTTTAAGTCGTGGGTCTGTCCACGTTTCTAGTTGTAATCGAATAGCATCATACATCTGCGTTCCTGATAAATATTCATTACCAGAGATATCCGCAGTACCGCTAGAATGTGATGGTGGGAAAAAACTTTTATAGAACGTACTTGATTCTCGGTTATCCCAAAAGAACCTAAACAATGCATTAATGGCATCTTTATCTGTTGCCTCTTCCCCGATGTAAATTCTATCAGCGAGATAATCTATAGCTACGGCAGAGGCATTAGAAGAAGCCCCACTCAAGCTAGAAGCATTCATAAAATAAAACATACCCAGTTGGTCGGCTAGGTATAAATGCGTTGAACTAAGTGAGGAAAAACTCTCCAAAGGCAAGCGATGAAAGGTATGCGTGAAACCCTACAGGATTATTAACAGTAATGTCTGGGAATAAAGTTCCAGAGAGCCAAGTTTTGAAATCAGTTTTTGATAAAAAGGAACTCCACTTTTTTCCATAGAGAACTAGAATTTTTGATTGGAAGGTATTAGGATTAAATGGAGGTACGTCCCTCGGGTAAGAAGAACTCGGCAATCTCCTGTTTTGTATAGTCATTTACATTAAAAAATAGAGGTCGTTTAAGGTTGCTGCTTTAAGAAGCTTCCCTAAAAACGTAAGGTTGATATCCTCTTCCGAACCATATTTTGTATAATCGAGTTCCCGATAAAATTCAGGAACAAAGCGATTTATAACTTCAATGTAATCGTATTTTGTTGTAGATGAAAAAGCCATTATACAAACTGAATGTTAATCTCTATGTTGTTTAACTGAATGATTTCATTAAAATCAACATAAACATCATTTGGATAGTTATCAATCGAGAAGAACCTCGCACCCGGGTCCTGTAGTACAAAGTTAATTAATTCGGATAGAATTAATGGGCTACCAAAATCTCTCGTATCCGGTGAAAAGAATTGTACGATTTTTTCTGCAATACGCTGCTTGATGTCTTCGGAAGACAGTCTTTGTGTACGGTCAATATACAAAGTAGAGACGATATCCATTGTGCGCACGATTCCATCCACAACGGTAAGCTCATCAGTAAGCATTTTATATTGATTCATATACTCCAAAAGCTCTTTTTTGAATTCGTAGGATGCTCGCTCTAAATGGGCATCTGTAGCTTTTTGTAGAACATACAAATCAATCATATTACCTGCGGCACCGTTATCTCGTAATACCGCTAAACCTTTACCAGTCTTCCCTAGCGTGCTTCTAAACTTATTGATAAACGCCGTATAGTCTTGTCCCGTAACAGCACGGTACTGAGTAGCAAACCACATCGGACCAAACCTGCGAGCCTCCTCTAATGACTGAGCATCCTGCCCTCCAGTTCCCGCTTTTACATTCTCGTACTGTGCAGTAATGCCTGTCAGGGAACCACCGCTAGGAGTATATCTACATGTAACCGTTTTTGATAATGTGTTAGAAACGACATTACCTCTCAAGCCACCTCCTGTTCTAAAATATACGGTATAAGGGGTTCCTGGGACTGGGGATTTTCCTACTTGCCCATCACCAAAAATCAGGCGGCAGGAATAATCATCGTTGTACTTTTTTTGGAATACCTTTTGCCCGTTAGAAGAGGCAAACCATATATTTTCAATTTCTGTATATAATCCGTCTGAGCCAGAAACAACTATACTACCTTCGACTACCGAGGGGAATGAAAAGTTCGATAGTCTGGTTAGCAACTCCGGTTTTGGAAAGTTCCTGTTACTTGCTGTAACTGCCCTTCTAGTAAAACGAGGTCTCCTAGATTTGCTTTTTTAATTAGCAGGGTCGTCCGTAAAAATTGTCCTCCGTTTAATTCTAACGCTTTGTAAAATTGGTCTGGTCTATATTACCATTTGAATCAACTTTGTATAACGTGTATGTTAAAGGAAGATTGTCTTTTGTACTGACTGTCTGTACAGTTCTATCAGCAAAAAGAATTTCTACCGTATCTCCAGTTGATACGGGGTTTGCCGCAGGTAGGGTAAGTTGAGCAGTTGCTTTTGAAGGGATTGGACCTCGAATTTCAATTCCGATTAATTCTAACAATTTAATCAGACCTTGGCTTGTTTTAGCAGTTGCTAAATAATTTTCTTGTGCAAGGGCGTCTGCCTTATAAGACAGTACAGCAGCCAGATAAGCAAATAACTCGGAAAGCATTTGCCCTAAATCAGATTCAATAAAATTAGTGTAATCCGCAGGGTAAACTGATTTTACATAATTATTAAAACTTTCTTTAAAATCATCGAAGTCTGCGGTAGAAAAATCAATTAAGTCCTTCCTCAGAGCCGCAGGTATTCCACCAAGACGAAGAAAATCTGTCGTTACTTGCCCGTTAAAACCACTTGTATTGTAAATGGCATCAAACGCGGGGTTATATCCAGGAACATTATTAACCATTTAATTGTACTCCTTTTGAATCTACTGTAAGTGCGATTTGGTCTGTGTAGAAGACATTATTCTTGATTGAAAAAACCATCTTGAGAAAAATGCGCGAGTTTGTATCATCCGACTTAATTTGAAAATCCCGCACTACAATCCTAGGCTCGTACTTTGCAATTGCAGCTAAAATTGATTTTCGTAAAGAGTCTAGTAATGCACCGTCCAATGGCTCAAAACAAGCTGTTCTTAAGGTAGTTCCATAATCCAGACGCATCGGCCTCTCTCCTCTTTGGGTTAAAAGCAGTTGTAATAAGCCGTCTCGAATTGCACGCTCATTAAAGCTTCTAGAGAACATTCCTCCTGTATTCGCTGTGTCTACAGGGTACTGTAATCCTTTTACAGTACTTGTTTTAGAAATTGTATCGAAGGTTAGGTCGCCGTAGGTAGACATTAGAGTAATACTTTAGGAACTTGGATACCAGAAAAATATGGTCTTTGTGCGTTATAATTTCTAGTAATCTCATCTATAGATAGGGGTTTTGAATACATCTTAAAACTTCCGATATACCCTTCTAGACTAGACCTTGCGATGTCGTATGAAACTCCTGTTTTATCATAACCGCCTAATCCTGGCACGGCTCCGTTAGTATGCTGTCCGTAAGGACCTAACCCAGCGTCAAGACCTTTCTTGATAATAGGAGGTGTTGGTGTTAGTACCTAAGAATCCAGGTAGCGTAGTCGTTAAGACTTGCAGTGGATGTGAAGGGAGAATCCGTAATACCATCGGAAAACCCTCCCCCTAGAACCCACGGGGTAAAGATAGGAGTATCAGGTAAATTTCCTGTATAAAGACTTTCAAATAAACCATTAATAGAAGATGAATGGTAATGCCCAGGACCTATCTTAGAAGGAATTCGTAGCGGCTTGCCTTCCTTTACTTTAAAGGCATCACTACAAACCGAGGATGTTAAAAACTCTCCGTTTACAAATAATGTAATGGAATTTAATGTATGGTCGCATACAATACTATAATAAGCAAAACTGCTATCGGCAGCCGAGATAGTAAATCCAGAGTTAGTAGAGAGGCTTACATCTACTTTAAACCCTAATTCTTGCCTACAACCAGCATCAGCACCTTGCCCTGAGACTGACTCAGCAATCACAATACTCTTTCCCCATACTTGGTCATTCTGTGCTAGAGTTGGAAGGACAACAAACTCTAACCCGCTTGCATTCGCAGTCCCTGGGTCGCCTCTATCGCGCCAGCCTATAATCATTCCTTTTGTCCTCTTTTGAGAACCTATTGAAGGGTTGTTTGCAACCGGGTCTGCAAAAATACCTGGTGTTTGTGTTGGGTCTAAAGCCTCTCCACAATTCTCATTTGCAGCTACAATACGATACCTGTGAGCGGTGTTCAGATTGGCTGATAAGTTAGGGACATGCGCCCAAAATTCCATAGACCATCCGTTAGGATTATACATCAAATCATCTAACGGTTGTGTTGAAGGATATGCCTTGCCATTCTTATAATTATTCGGCAGCCTTACATAAGACCCTTGCGGTAAATAAGCATATTTTGCTCCGTACTTAAGCCCTGGCTTATAGAGAGTACCTCCAAGATAAGGAATACTAATTCCCGATATAAAAATAGCACTAGCAGCGCCTACGAGTTTCGCATTAAGCGCAGTTCCAGTATCGGCATAATTCCTAATACCAAAAATATTGTGAACTCGGCTCAACTGCTGCTGACGCTTCTAAAAAGTTATAACAAACAACTAACCCATCTGTAGCAAATCGAATCATCAAGAGTGCGTAAGTAAGGTACAATTCCAGACACCGTACTAGAAAACAACCGTGGAGGTGTCGGTATCTCCAGAGGTAGTAATCCAGTCTGCCGTTCCGTAAGGAGAGACTGCAAGCTCGGGGAATGCATCATAAGTAGGTTGAGTTCCTGCCGTAATATACGTTGGAACAAGAGGTGCTGTAGTGTCGTCTAAAATCCGAAGAATTTAGAGTTATCTCTTTTTGAAGTTCAAGCTCTGGGATTAAACCAATGTCCTTTAGATATGAAAAATCATTTACAGGAATTCTCGGGATATATTCAACTGAAGATAAATGTTCGGCTTTTGAAAAATCAATCTCAATTACCTTATCTTCCAAAACCCCATAAAGAATCGGGCACATTGATTTGCTGTACAGATTTCTTCTCGGTAGAATTTATGTGGCCCTACTAAAGCATCCTCTTTTGTAATTCCGAAAGGACCAAAAAGCGCAGCAATCTGTAGCTGCTTTTTTCTTTTCTTGATTTTCCTATCATACGTATGTGCGACTGCTGCGTAGCTCTCTTCATAGTTTCTTATAATAGCAGAGGATGCAGCGTACCCTTCATCTATCAGGGTTTGAATCTTGGCAGAAACGTCCTGAATCTGAAGGTCTCTATCGCTAACCATGTTTTGTAGAACATCATCGTGTTCATAAAACAAATGCACATCTCCCGTTTCATTTTTATAATCATCAGATAGAATTGTATCGGCAAAGCGATTTATACGGCCTGATGAATATAGCTGACCCTTACCTCCTCGGTTCGCAGCGTATCGAAGTTCCCAAGAACGTGCATCTATTTTTTGCGCAGTAATATAAGGAATACTTCCTGTACGGGAATCATAATCAATACCATCCTCAGATAAAATAAAGCGCCCCGACTGCGAGATAGGAGGTCCGTATACCGTATCAAATATAGCGTCCGGCTCTACTTCCTCCTCTTCTCCACGAAGCTGGGCTTTAATAATATTTAAAGCCGCTTTGTTTCTAGCGTAAGGAATAGCTAATCTATCCTGTACATATTTTTCAAAGTTATCTAAGTTTACTGCGGCTGCATTTTCAATTGCCTGGCGAATAACATTCTTATCTTCTTCAGAGTATCCTGTAAGTCCATTGATAATATTTTCAACAGCCTCAGCCAACTTAGAAACATTAACTTTTGGTTCTGGCAATTCTCCGCTGGCTCTTTTTGCTAGAACTGAATTCACTTGGTCACGCTGTTGAAGCGCCTCAGCAAGCGCGTTTTGGGCCGCCGTAATTTTATTCGAGGCTGCGTCTAATTCTAACTGCGTTATGGCGGATTGAGCAGGGTTTGGTTTTGGAAGCTCCGTACTGATTTCGGCTGAAGCGGTGTCTAAGGTTTCTGCATCGGCTATGGTGTCGTCTGGTAAAGAACCAGGCTCATAGGGGTCTTGCCCGCCATCTAGAAGAGTTTTGGCAGTGTTTACGGCAGAGTAAGCTGCTGCCGCAAAAGCCCCGTATTTAGCAGCGCCAGCCGCAAAGTTTTTCAGTTTGGTAACAACAATACCGCCTTCTGTAGTTGCAACTTCAACGTAGCCTAGAAGACGGTCTACCCGTGCTTTAGCCGAAGACAGTTCAGCCGCCGCATCTTGAGCTACTGCCGTGAAATGGTCAGATATCGACGCTAATGCAGTCGAAGGTAACATTTTTAAAGTATCAAGAGAAATCACGCCATCAAAACTCCTATCTTTCATAATAATATATATCAGGTATTAGGTTCTGACGTAGAATTGCCGGAGCCCCGCGGAGATGTGCGTGTGAGTGTTAAGAACACTAGTGCCATATGGTGTTGGCGAAAGAGATGCGACTCCATTAAACGACATTGCAGGAGAGTTTACAGTAAATTCCGACGAATTTAATGTAATCGAAGGAGCATTCAAAGTAATGTCTGCGGTCGCATCTACTGATACGCTTGTAGGGGTGACGGTAATCGTAGTGCCCATGACCTGAATTTTAATCTCCGTCATGGCATTTTCCAGGATGCTCCCCTGGGTTGCCGTAATCGTAATATCGCCTTTCTTGGCTTGGTATAGAATATCCTCCTCCTCAGCAATATCAGTTACATTCTTTTTCGCAATAACCTGATAATTTCCTTGGTGTACAGTGTCAAGAATATCGCCTCTTCCCATATTATCGCGAGGTTGATGTCCTGAACTCTGATGAAGGATTTGTATGGTTTTTGATGTCCCTTTGTTAGAAATGTATTCTTGGTCCCTAAAACGGTTTCTACTTCAAGTTTATCATTCGAAGTAATCAACTCGATGCGATTTGCAATTTCTCGTACTGTCGTTTTTTTTCTTTTTATGTTGTAATTCTATCCCCACCCCCCGTAGAACCAGGGGGCTTGGTCATCAATGTGAATTCTCTTTCCTGAGCGAGCTTGCACTAAAATGCAATCATCGTTTCCTCCATCAAGGGCTACTTTATGGGCTAAAAGAATTTTATGTCCGTTTCGATGTTTCCAAATATCAACCTCGGGATAGAAATTACTTCCATAAACTCTATCAGGCTCAGGTATTCCTGTATCTAAAACGACTCCTTGCTGGGCTGTTCTTTGTGAGGTATCCCAATTTTCAGCCGCGTTCTTATCCGCACCGTGCGGGTGTCTTCCTTTCTCGCTAACAATCTGTTCTCCAAGAGCACCTAGCCACACATAATTGTAGCTATGGTTATCGCCCCCTGCAAGCGTGTACGAGAACTCCTTTAGGTGTACGAATAGTACAGCGGTGCCTGGACCTGGAACGGATAGGAATCCTGTACCACCACCAAGATTCGGCGTGCAGGGTGCGCATACAAAATCAGCCGTAGTCCCTTGAGCATCCAAGGGAATTACTCTGATACATCCCGCAGCAAGAGGGTCTTTAGATTCTACTACTCGTCCAACTCTAATCATCGCTCAAAAATGCTGTTTGGTGTTTTACTAAATCCTCAGAAATTTGAGGTCTCCACGGGTACATGGTAAAACTACTTGTGTATCCAGACTCGTCAATTTTATGGGAAAGATTTTGTATTGTATATGTTCCAGTAATCCAATTATACTCTCCAGGAGACCTTGGTTCTGCTACCCACAAAGCAACTTTTCTAGTTGCCATTTCTTGTGGTAATAGGTCTAGCTCAGGCACTCCTAAAGTTGTTATTTCTACATCAGTTATAGTATTTTGTAACTGACTTAAAGCTTGCATTTTTGCTGCATAAAGAAGTGCTTTCTCTTCATCTTCGCTTTTTGTTTTTGGAGTAAGTGCAGCTAGGGGGGGGGCTCCTATCGTGCGATAAAATGGAATTTTTTTTGTAGAAACTAACTCGTCTTCTCCACTATTTGATTTAACGCTTACTTGGCTTTGGCTACCGTCCTTTAAAGGAAAGAATATATCCATAAAGCTATTATCAAGAATGAACTTTAAATCCTCTTTTATTTCTTTTGTAAGTTTCGGGATGTCTGGGTTCTGGCTATCTCCATTATTCGTATCAGAATAGCTTAGCGCGGCCTTTAGATTGTGTTCAATAACATCATCAGCGAAGGCGTCGGGAGGGACTGAACGTGCATCTACATCTGATTTTGAGGAGTCGCTCGGTTGGTTGTTAGCACCATTCAACGCGCCCCAATCAAAATAAACTGCTTGTGCAATAGTATCTCGGTACTCCTTACTCTCAAACCGTTTTCCTACTACATACAGTTTTTGTTTGAAGGAAGGTGCCATTCTTAAGGCAGTATACATCTTGGCATTATCTTGCCGAAACGAAAGCCCTGTAATAATATTATCCTTTCTCTTTGAGAACCCACTAGCCAGAGACAACCTTTTCTGGTCCTCTGCAACCTGAATTGCGAAAGATTTAATAGGTTCAGAGAAAGCCTCGGTCAACTTTTCAAGCTCATCCGAATCGCCAAGAACGAATACGCCATCATAACTCTCAAAGTTCAGGGAATGCCCGATAGCCTTAGTAAACTCCTCTCGTCGGTCAGGAGGTATATTCGCATACTCAAATCTTGCGTAGGTGAGAAGTTTAGAAGAGCCATACCTGAGAATAGACTCATTTAACATTCCGACGAGCGAACCCAGAATCTGAATGGGATTTCCTTGATTCTCAAAAAGAGCGGTGTATTTTTTTTCAGCCGCAGGGACTGGGGATTTTTCTTTTTGCCCTCCTGATTCTTCATACGCTTCGGACGTATCTTGTACTGCGGCTGCATGTTCGACATCTTCAACAGGGGCGGCAGCTTCAGCGTATCTTGCTTCAAGCAATTGAATCGTCGTCCAAAGCTGGGCACGGGCTGCACCATATGATATCATCTTATCACCGTCTGCATTATATGCAATAAACTTTTCTTGAGCCTTCTCTGCACTATCCGACCACCACCAGAAGCCGCCCTCCTCTTTTTTTGAAGCGTTGTAGGCTGGCTGATTAATGAACATGTATTTATAATTCTGATTGTTGGTCTGCCCTGCTGGTCCGTACGGGCTAACCATATCCCCGTACATTTGTCTAAGCTCGTCTAAAGTAAACTTGGTTTTAATACCTGTTTCAGAATCATACGTACATAAAAAATACAAGTATTTAAAAGGCGCGGAGTAGGGGGTTTCATCAGGGTTTCCTCCTGGATATCGAGAATATGGATTCTTGTCAATATGATGAAATCCTATTGATTCAAAATATACATGATGTTTTTCGTCTGGGTCAGCAGTTGCCGCGACCTTAGCCTGGCTGGCTGCTTTTGTGTTCGGGTTATCTAAAGTTCCTGCATTTTCTACTCCCTCAGAATTTAAAGAAGGCTGCGGTTCTGGAATCTTTGTAAGCTCAACAGACTCCCCATCAACAGTTGCAATCGCATC